ATCTGTTGTTGTCCAAGTGTCTCCACCGTCTGATGAATAATGTATGTCATGCCCCTGTGCAACATAAAGGACATCTTCATGTGCAATAATTTCCTGGTAAGCACTTGTACTAGCTCTACTTGTTACACCATCTGTTTCGTTTAAAAGTTCTATAGAATATGCTTTACCACTATCATCTGCATTTTTAAAAACATCTATACCTTTACTATCAAAAAATCTTCTAAAATCATTTGTGCCTTGCACTCTTTGATGTGCCTGATCTAATCCTGCACCACCAGAGAAATCCGATCTAGCGTATGATTGACCAAACTCTGCTCTAAATTCTTCTGGTACTTGTGCGGTGTTAACCTGTTGCGCAGATAGTGGTGCAGTAGTAATAGTCAATTCTCTACCTGGCGCTACTGCTAGTCGTAAAAGTATATCAGTAATACCATCAGATATTTGTGCTTGGTACCCAAAAGCTAATGGGTTAGAAACGTTTGACGTTGATGGTAAAGGCATTAGGTAAAACTAATTCCGTATAATTCTACGCCTTGCGGAAATCGTGAACGTTGTTCCCTTCTTGCTCTGTCTAGCAATACTCCATAATAACGAAGTAAAGCATTTCTAAGTCTTTCTCCAGAACCAACAGGAACTCCTCTTTGTTCTAAGTTTTCTGTGATATAGTTTTGTGTACTTGCGTCAACATCTAACTCTGACAATAACTGTGCTACAGCACCAACCATAACTATTTGCTCATGGAAATCTTCTAATCCAGATATAGTATTTAAGTTATCAGTTTCTGCTGTTGGTCTTGTAAACTTTGAAGCATATACAACATAGACACTCTTACCTGATGTAGGAGAGGTAGGAAACTGTACTGCTGCGTCTGTTGTAGATCCTGCAAAGTCTGTTAATAATTCAAGTGGTACATCTGTAAAACTTGTAGTAGTTCCACCAGTTGTACTGTTATCTATTTTTGCTTGTAAAATTCTTTGTGTTCCTGCAGGCATTTCTACAAATTGTGTAGATGAAGTTGTAAGTGTTGTCTTCTTGACAGCATACAATGCAGGAAATAAACCAATGACTTGATCTCCTATAGCATTAGTCACGTTTAGTCTTGGGTACTTAGGTTTAAGAATAATATCAGTATCTTCTAAATGTTCCGCTGCAGTAGAACCTAACCTACCACGTTCAATTGTTATTTCTCTTGATACTGTATTGATGTCTTCGACCATAACAAGTTCTGTATCTATCTCTAATACTGAACCTGCACCAATAAGTTCTTCTTCTTCTGGTGTAAATAGTCCTTCTTTATATTGTAAAGTTGTACCAGTTGATGTAAGACCTTGACCACCAGTAATGCTATCTAAGTTAGCAACTTGTGTTAAAGGTTCTTGTTCTTCTACAGGTCGTAAATACTCTCTGTAGGTTCTATCAATTAGCTGTCCTAGTGTAGACATGAATACCTACCTTTAAGCAGTTCTAAATATTAATTTAATTTTTCTGTCTGCAGCTTCTGTTCCGTCTGAAGTTACTCTAATGTAACCACCGCTAGCAAAAGCCCAACCGCTAGGATCTACACGTGTTGCATTACCTGCACTAACTGTGTATGATACCTCTGTACCGTCAGTCTCTACTACATCAACCCATGATGATCCATCTACTGAAAAATCAAAGGTAATGTTTGAACCAGTCATAGCAGATGGGAATACAATCCCTGCTAAAAGCATGTTATCTACATTGACTGCTGTACTGTTGCTTGCGTCTTCTGAAATGTCTATTAAAGCTACTTCGCTTTTACTTCTACCGTATACCATATTGTAAATTCTAACATACTCAAAACACCGCTATGGTGGAATAGCGGTGTTTGAGTAATTATTGAATAGGAATTAACCTATTACGTTATCGATCTGACAATGGTATTGTTGTGGACCAAAGTCCATAGCCATTTCCATATATACAGCTTTAGCAATTCTTGCGTTATCTGCTTGATCTAAGTCTCTAACGAACATTGTTCCATATCCTGGGATATTTAAGAATACTGGTTTAACGAAACTAAGGTCAACGATAAATGCTTGCTTAGAACCTGAAATGGTACCTGCTGGTAAGAAGTCAGATAATGCTAGTCCGATTGAACCGAATGGTGTAACGATTGTATCAATGTCAACACCTCCAACATTTCTGTCTCTTGGTAGGATACCAAAGTTTACAGATCCAACTGTAGCTTTCACGAGTTCTTTGTTAAGATCCAACAACATTGTTGGAGATACAAAGAGAACTGGTTGTTTCATTGGTGCGCCTGCGTCATACAACGCTTTCATACCACTAGCTATGATGTCCCAGTTTAGTTTTTGTGCTGCAGGAGATCCTGCACCATCATCGTTATTTACTGCAGTTCCGCCTGTTAGATCTTGATGTTCTTTCAAACCTCTCATCTGACGGTTGCCTGTTGTACCATCGTTGTAGGAAGCATTGAATGCTGCCCACTCAACTTTTTTAGCTACTGTCTCTAATACTAATTCCATTTGATAAGCAAGCTCATCATTAATTGGGCTAGTTCCTGCTAAAGCTAATGCAGGATCAGAGTTTTTATAGTTGCCCGCTAAGTCGAACGGTACTATTTCTCCAGAAGCAGCTTGTGCAGTATAAGAAATCTGCGCGGCTTCATGGAATATTTGTAAAACACCTTGTTGTGCTGCTCTGCTTCTACCTGAATAGTTAGGCGCGCCGCCTTCGTCATCAGGAGTTACAGAAGAAACTGCCGCATTGTCTTGTGTTTGGAATTGGAAGAATGTGCTGTTTGTAGCAATTCCGCCATTCAAACCACCTGCAGCAGCGAGTAGAGGTGTTCTATGAGGTGTTATTTTAAATAGTTCTCCAGTAAAGTTATTCACATCACTAGCAACTATTGGATTTGCACCTGATATTGCTGCCATTTTCTACGTCCCTTCTATTTGTAGTTAATTGGTTTATTGATTTTTTTGTTGTTCTTGTAAGGCAATTTTTGCCCTTAGACTATCTCTTACAGAAGTCTCTGGACTACCAATAACATCTTGCATTTTCTGTGTCCAATCAGTAGGTTGTTGTGCAGATGAATTTTGTTGTATCTGTTCTAGCTTGTTGTCACTTTCAGCGATCTTCGCAGCAGCTACTTCGTTGTTCTGCTGTACCTGTGTATCAATGTTATAAGTGTCTTTAAGCCATTGACCTAACTCTGAAGTATTTGGTTTTCCGTCATATAGATCGAAAGCCATTTTACCTGTACCAGAATCTGGATCTAGTCCAACATCTTTAAACATAGAAGTCTTTACGACATTCTTTAGTTCTTTATTCTCTTGCTCAACTGATTTAAGTTTATCCCTTAAACCTTTAATACCTTCGTTGGTATCGTTGCCGTCCATTATTTGTTCTCCGTTATCTGTCATTTGATAATCTCCATTTCTCACACAATTACACCGTTCTCCAATAAGGTGTGGTACATATTGGGAGTGGTTACATAATTATTATTACATGTTGAATGGGCGCTGTAACATACGCATACAACACCTCTACGAATTTAATACGTGGTCAGGACGTAGGAACCCTTAACCAGAGTGATGATCTATTATTTACTTGGCGGATACTGTCAACGCCAATACAAATATTATAACACAAGATATGACCGTTATTGATTTTTTTCCTGTTTCTGTCAATATTATTTTGTAAGCGTCATTCCACCATGTCCATGACTTGTCGGACTTGTAGTGACCTTTTTTATTTCTAGCACGTACCCATTTAAACATTATTGTTCAACCAATCCAGTTATACCTGCTTGTGTAGCTGCTGCGCCACCTTCTTGTGTAAAGACTGTAGCTTGTTCGCCTTCAAGTCTTGCACGTACTTGATCTGCAACACCGTCTCCAAAGACTTCACTTTCTATAAACTCTGATAATCCAAAGATGTCTTCTCTACCAGTGAACCTGCTAGCTAATCTTTGTAACCTAGGCAACTGTGTCTCTGCTCTAGCTGCTAACTGTTGCGCACCTGTACCTGAAACACCTGCACTAATAAGTCTTTGTGCTTGTTCTGTTGATATAGCAAAGTCTTGTTCTAAGAATGCACCACCAATTTGTGATACTTCAACTCTTTGGTTGATAATATCTGCTGATACATCTTCTGATATAAAGCTAGCAAATATAGCTTCATCTGTAATATCTTCTGTTGTTGGAAATATATTAGGATAGTTGTTAACGTAGTATTGTTTTACAGCACCAAACTGTGGAAACAATGAGTTATATGCGACATTAAGTCTTTCCTCAAATGTTCTGGGTGCTACATCATTTTCAAATAATGTTTGTATTTGGTTACCAAAATAATCAGGATTAAGGTTGTAATCAGCTAATAGATTTGTGTAATCTTCTTCGATCTTTATATAATCAAGCTCTGGTGTTGCTGTATCAATACGTAAAGTTTTACCATCTTCTCTAAAAATACCAGGAAACTTATCTTTATATGCTTGTGTAGTTCTCAATACACGCAATGCTTCTTCTTCGTCTCCTCCATTTGTATTAAATTCTTGTAGAAAACCTTCAGATAACTCTGGACCTAACCATGGATAGTTTGTTTCTACGTATGCTTTTGCGTCAAATTCCTCTACTGGATCTCCAGGTACTTCTACAACTGGACCAGGTGTAGGTGGTGGTGGGGGTGGTTCACTTGAAGGACCTAAATCTTGTTCATCTGTACTTCCATCACTATAAATAGTTAGTAGTACTCTCCTACCACCTTTAATAATTTCTTGTGTAGAAACTACTGTTTTGCCTGTTATAATATCGTCATCTAAATCACTACCATCATCTAAATCTACAGGTGGTACTGTTGTTTCTGGTGGGGTAAAGGCAGGTTCTGTTGTTTCTGCAGCTGCTGCACCTCTACTCTGTTCTCTAAGTCTTTCAAGATTTTCTACAGTTGGTTCCTCAAAATTTACCTCTGGTTCTGACCTAGGTGCTGATCTAGGAGGTGCCATTACGCCATCAATCATAGGACTTAGTTGTGCTAATCTACCTAATATACTCATTGAAACCTACCTCCTCCTGTTGCACGTTGACCAGGTGTACCGAACTTACTTTGCATTCTTGTCTGCAATGTATCACGATATGTTTGTGTACCTAATTTTGCAGCTTCCTCGAATGCTATATCTTCTCTTTCTTTAACGTCATTAGTAGCCATAAATCGTTGCCATGCTGATGATGTTTCATCTGGTAATTGTCCAGTAACTGTATTCCATTGTTGTCTAAATGTACCTGAAGCTGTTGCATAATTCTTTACTGCTGTACCTTTAAACTGGGTGTATTTGTTCTGGAATGTTTCCTCTAACTGTGGAATAAAAGTTTCGTTATACCACGTTGGATTAGCTTCTGCTTCTTTAGCTATAGATTCTACATCGTAAAATTCTGTTTGCCCAGGTCCCAAAACGTTTTCTATATATTCTGCAATATCTCTTGTCTTTAATATTACATCAAAAGATTGTCCTGTAAGTACTGCTTGTACTTCTGGATCGAGTGTATATCTTATACGTTCATTGACCATCTTGTCTAAAATATTATTTAATTCTGTAGTGTCTGATATTTTACCTGACTGTAACAAGTTAGTAAGACCTGATACTACGTTAGGGTTTATTGTTTGGACACCTCTGTTAACCATACCGTCAACAATAAGTTGTTGGTTCTTAACAGATTGTTCTGCATATTTAGCAGGATCGGAAGCAAATAGTTCTGCTGCTTGTCTCTGACTAGGTGGTGTGGTTCTATACCAATTAACACGTTGCAAGTCTGCAGTACGTACTGCTTTACCTTCTAACGCATTCTCTATAGCTAATGCTAAAAAGTCTAAGTTACCCTCATCATCTTCTGATAATATCCAGGGACTATACTTTGCTTCTTCTTGTAATGCTTCTACTAAATGGTCATAAGGTTCTGCACCTGCTTCTGCTTGTGAGAATAACAATTGGTTAGCATTGCCAAAATAAAAACTGTTGTTGTACTCTTGTCCTGTAATAGCTGATGAACCTTCTATAACATTCATACCACTATCTACTACAACGTTTGCTACTAAGTTGTTACCTGCTACTTTTTCTTTTACTGCGTTCCAATCTGATATTTCATAACGCCATGTAAATTTACCAGATGATCCTTCAAACTCTGGTATTTGTGCAACGAGGTAGAACTTACTACCAAATTCTGTAATTTCTTCCCATATCTCGAAGTCTTTAGATATAGTGTTTATAAGTTTATTTGCTGTTTTTTCTTGTGTCGCCATTATACAAACTTTCCGCTAAACGTTCTCTTTATTCTATCATACATAGGATCCACAACGTCAGCTTCTACTGGTTTTGGATATGCTAATGTTTTATTTAGTTTATCTTTGGTTGTTGGTACATAGCCGAAACCTGTGACCATACCTGTTTCTCCCGTATCTTTTGCTAATTCTTTTGTCTTTTTTATAATTATATCAGTAGGAGTAATCTTTTCTGCTTTATTAAGTTGTTCGTTTATATTTTCCCAATCAGGTGTATATTCATCTCTATTAATTTTTACACCGTATGGCTCTGCCATTGTGTTGTACATATCAATCATATAGTTACTAGCTATTTTTTCTAGTTCTGGTTTAGCTGCAACAAGACCGTAAAACAATAGAACACCTGTTTCGTATATATCTAATAATTCCCCTGCACCACTAAACGTAGTCCATTTAACAGACATTTGTGATAATTTATTTCTTAATTTTTTTTTGACAGTATCTTCTAATGGTAATTTATTTACAATATTGTTTGCTTGGTCTTTGTATGTATTAGTTAATGCTTCAAGTTCAGTTACTTGATCTGGTGTAATTCTTTGGTTTCCATTAGCATAATTTTCTATTTCATTGACATCATAAATATTCGTAGCTTCATCTACTACATTTGTAGGTGTGTCTGGTATAACAACATCTGTCATACTTTCAAAATCAATTTCATTACCTTCTTTTACTAAATTTTTGACTAACTCAAAACCATCTACATTATTTGGAGAAGGTTGAAAACTAACATATTCGTGTTGTAAGTTTTTCCAAGTTACATATCCTAAATCATCAATACGACTTTCATCAAATATTATTGGAGAACGAGAACCTATACCATCATTAATTGACCTTGATGTTACACGCATACCAGTACCTGTTTTACCAAAACCAAGAATACTTTTAATTTTATTTGGTGTTGTAAAAGTATCAGGTGTTAAATTATTTAAATATTTACTAAAAGATTTAATATCTCCATCAGTTTGATATAAGTCATTTATTTTAGCTGCCATAATATTGTCAACTTGGTCAGATACACCAGAATCATTTAAGATTCTAATGTCATCTAATTGTGTTTCTAATATATCATCTACTACATTTGTAGGTGTGTCTGGTAATTTTCTTTGATATGTTCCTTCAAACATTGTTTGTTGTTGGTCTGTAAATGACTTTTCTATTGTTACAGGATTTCCATTTACATAATCTTGAACACTTTGAGCTACATTACTTCCTTGTTTAAAAGTATCTCTTGATACCATATAAGGTCTGTTTTTATCTTTCATTTGATTATCGACAATAATCATCAATAAACTATCCAGTTCGTTGTCAGGCATATTATATTTTTTACCTACTATTTCAGCAAAATCTGCGTGTGCCATAAATGTTTTTCCTGTTTCTGGTTCATACAAATTATTCGCAGCTTCAAATTCATCGAATACATCTTCAATTAATTTAGGAAAATCTTTTATAATATCTTTTTCCATTAGTCCTTCTTTATCATTTCTGAAATCTTATCGCCTAACAGTCCATATTTACCTTGTGGTTTGGGACCACCAGGTATTATTCCAAAAAATTGTTTTATTATTGTTTCAAAAGATTTAAACACTTCATCTACATCATCTTCTATAAATGTTTTTTTAGCTAATGCTTCTCTTTGTTTTCTTCTACGTTCATCTTCTAAAGGTGTACCTGTATCTTGTACTGAAGGTACTGTAGTTGTAGTAGTGCTTGGAGTAGTAGTTGTTGTAGAAGTTGTTGTAGGTGTAGGTGGTTCTGTTTGTAAATACTTTAATTCATCGTTAACTCTTATTGTTAATCCTTCTTTAACATTTTTATCTGATCCACTAATGCTATCTAACATAAGTACAGCTAATGTTTCGTAATCTTTATTAGCTGCTGCTGTATACATAGCTTTTTTGGATATTTCGCTACCTCTGTTAAATGTAGCTATAACCATATAATCAAATGCTTTTTGATCTAATTTAACACCAAAGTTATTCATACGATTATTAACTCTTAATTGATGTTCTTCTAAATCATCTAATAATAATTGATCTGCTTCTGCTTCTGATATTACTGTGCCTGGTTGTACTGGTGTGCCTGATGATTTCCCCGTGTGACCGTAACCAATAGTTTGTACTCCAGTACCATCGTCATACGTTTCTAATTTTAATTTTTCTTTGCTTTTTATAAACTCAATACCTTCAGGAGATATTGTCATGTCAGTTTCGTTAGCCACTACTTGCCAACCTGGACATAGCGTCAACAGTACTAAATAAGTAGCTAAGATCATTACGTTCCTTTGTAGCTTGTTGTGTAGCTTGTACCTCTGCGCCTAATACAGCGT